GCCCCAAGCAACTTGCTACATGTTGCAGGTGCAGATGCGTACCTTACGCTGCAAAACACATCGGATGAGAACCTTGATGGTGAGGCAGAAACTCGCGTTCTTTTCGGTGATCATAGCGGTGCTGGCTTAGCGATGATCGAAGGGAGTCATAGCGGCACAGGCAATGACACCAAGGGTAAGTTTAGTGTCGCAACCAATAATGGTACTTCAATAACGACTGCGTTGACGATTGATGATACCCAAAAAGCTGTCTTTGCTGGTGATGTCGAGTTTGGTGGAGACACACATACGTTTACATCAGCTAACACAGAAGACCCACTGGTCATCATCAAGAACACAACCAATGACACCGCTGCTGCACGTCTTCGATTTGTAAAGGATAAGGGCGCTGCGGGCGCCGATGCAGATGGTTGTGGTGAGATTGAGTTTTATGGTGACGATGATGCTCAAACCAACATGCTGTTTGCAAAGATTCGGGCGGAAGTAGCCGACGCCTCGAATACTGCTGAAGGTGGGCGGCTATTGCTTGGCGTAGCCACTCACGATGGCGAGTTTCAGAACGGCCTTGTGATTGAAGATGGTAGTGCTGAAGATGAAATCGATGTCATCGTAGGTAACGGTACGGATTCCGTCACCACTACTGCAGGGTATTGTAAGGCTACAAGCGGATTCCTTGTGCCAGAGGCTAAGTCCGTTCATATCGAAGCCCCGTTATTGGCTTCAGCAGATCATACGGCTACAGGAGAAACCGCTAGCATGGTGTGTAGCGCGAGTATTGCCATACGCAATCTCGTCGCTGTATCTAGTGCGGGTAAAGTAGCAAATGCTGACGCCGATGCAGAAGCCAGTATGCCTGTCATCGGAATGGCAATGAATGCTACCGCTAGTGACGGTGATGCAGTTACTGTCTTGCTTCGCGGAATGGTTCGTGATGATACGTGGAATTGGACTGCCGGAAATCGTTTGTTTGCTTCTGGCGACCCGACGACCACCAATGGACTGACTGCAACTGCACCATCAGGGACGGGAGACTTTGTTCAATGCGTTGCGGTAGCCCTTAGTGCCGATGTTATCTACCTGAACCCGTCATTCACTCTGGTTGAGGTGGGGTAGTGGCTTATACTAAAGTCAATGACGTTGCTGCGGCAAGCATTGCCAAGATCAACGATGTGGCTCCTGCTAACATTGCTAAGTGTAATGATGTTGAACCAGCCGCTTCGGGTCAAACTGCAACTCGTTGGGTAGCAGCACATGATGGCACAGGCAGCAACTTTTACCTATCTTATTGTGCTCACAGTGATCGAACGTCTTGGACGGGCACAACAATTCAAACTGCAAGCCCTAATTCTCTCTGGCTTGCATACGGAAAAGACGGAAGTGGTAACGCTCTTTGGGTACTCACAACTGACTCCGGTTCGATGGAGATTGCCCATGACGGTAACAATGATGTAACCGATGGTAGCACTTGGACGAAAGTTTCAAGCGATAGTGCTGGAAATGATCTAGAGAAACTTTGGACCGTTGCTTGGGGTAATGACGTATGGATTGCCGCAGGCATCACTACGGGAGCAAGCAGCGCCAAAGAGGTTTACAGGTCTACTGATGGTGCAAGCTGGGCAAGAATAGACCTAAACAGTGTATCTGGAATCGGCACACAACAAATCTATGGGCTGGCCAGTGATGGTGCAGGTAACTGGATGTTTGGGCAGAATAATAAAATATTTGCCAGCACAGACGATGGGGCTAGTTGGGCTGAGATGACATCGTATCCAGGCACCGCAGTTGCCGATGTAGGGTTTACGAACAATACCTGGGTCGTCCTTGGTGTGGTGGCCGGTGATGCCGCTAATGTGAATACGTGTCCTGCTTCGTCATTTGCTACCGAAATGGGTGGTGGCAGTGCTGCAACCTGGGGTGAGCAAGACACTAAGGTCAGTGATGCAGGCACTACTCATGGAACCCACCAACTTAACTTGGGTCAAACAGGTGCGGGCCGATCGAGACTAGCGTGCGGTGGTGGCGTCGTCATTATAGGGCACACAGAATACACAATGGCTCTTGACGTAAACGGAACATCGGTGTCTATTCGTGCTTCAGGAATCGTTGGCGTAGGTGATGGCACGACAATAGCTGGTACAATAAACACTATTGCCACAGATGGAAACGGTACTTGGCTCGTCGGTTCAGATGGTAGCGGTGGTGGTGATGTTGCAGAGAGCACAGACAACGGCGCCAATTGGACCCAAATCGTTAATGGCTTCAACTATAACGGCAATCGCAAATTTGAAGCTTTACGCGCAAATGTATACTTACCCGTATAAGGAGACATCATGGAAACTTTGAAAACTAAACTCTCATCACGTAAGTTTTGGGCAGCGTTCCTTGGGGCTCTGTTGCCTCCAGTTTTGGCGTTCTTGGGTGAAGACATTGCACTTGGCGAAGCGCTCAAGCTTTCCGCTGGGATCTGCGTTTCTTATATCCTCGGCCAGGGCTATGTTGACGCAGCCGAAAAGAAAGCTGTGGCTGCAACCGGCGATTGAGATAAGCAATTAAATGGCGTTAAGTAGTACCAAATTTGACCGTGCTGTATCCTACAAGGTGCTGCACGATGCAAATATGACCAATGCAGCACAGAACAATGTCACGGACGGCCCCGGTAAGCTTCACTCTGTAAAGATTGCCAATAGTAACGATGCTGCGGTTTACGTGAAGCTGTTTAATAATTACTCAGCATCTGTAGGGACGACTGCGCCGGATTGGGTGTTTTCTTGTCCGGCATCGTCAACATACACCTATGAAATTCCTAATGGCGTTTCGTATGATGCACTAACAGTCTGTGCTACTGAAAACGGAAATCCAAACGATAACACTGCACCTAGCGTTTCTGGCAATGAAGTCATCGCTGTAACAATTGTGACGAGTGTTTAAATGTCTAATTTAACGTCGAGCCTGAGTGATCTTGCAAACAAGCTTATAGTAGACATTAAAGCTGATACAAATGAAGCTGAAAATGTCACCGCTGCAGCGGCTGGAAAAGTATACCTTATTAGTATTGACGCCACGGCTGGAACACCGACCACAAGTGAGCCTGCTTGTTATGTAAAGCTTGCGAATGCAGTAACCGTTACTGGCGGTGGCAATTCTTCTACTGTTCCAACAATTACTCTTTATGCGCCAATTGGTGTTGTGACTACATACGTCATAAGTAATGGTTGGGAGTTTGATTCAAACCTTTCGTTTTGGTGCGTTACAAGCGCTACATTAACAGGTGACGTTAGCCCAACTGCAGACATTAAAGTAAGTATTGTATCAACATAAGTGAGGTAAACATGGTTGAAGAATATATTAAATTGGCGAAAATTCAAATGCAGCTAAAGTTTGGAAATAAACGACAAGCTGTAGATTATCTTTTTCAGGCTGTTTCATTGTTGCAAGATGAAATCAAAGAAAAAGATTTGGAAATCAAAACTTTGAAGTCTGCAGCCAAGAAGCCTGCGGCTAAAAAGCCTGCAGCCAAGAAGCCTGCAGCCAAGAAGCCTGCAGCCAAAAAACCAGCTAAGAAATAATTTTGGCACTTGGATGAATAAAATGGAACCAGTCACGTTGACTACAATTGCTGTTCTTGCGTCCCTGGGTGTTGGTTTCGGTGCTGGCTGGGGCCTGAAGCCCGATGCGGGTGTAAAAGCGATTGAGGCGCAAACGGAAGCCATTAAAGAATTGAATGATGGCAATGAAGCGCTCGTCACTAAGGTTCAAGAAGTCGCAGTTGAAGAAGCTAAACGTGAGACAGCTATTGCTGACAAACTTACTGATATGCCGCCACCTTGTGTCACAGAAGTAGGCGGCGATCCTATGTCTTTGCAATGTATGTGGGCTTTGTGCATTAGAACAGGTGAAACAGATAAGCAACGATGTGAGCCATCCAAGTTGACGGATAAGCTGCTCGGGTCTTATAGTTGTATTGAATCTGAGTGACGGGAGTTATCATGGATCTAAAAGATATGGTGGTGCCTGGAATCACTCTGGTATTTGCGACCGGTATTGCTTTTGCGTCTTTTGAGTCTGCGGCTCAAGATGTAGAAGACGTTGAGAAACGCGTAACGGTTCTTGAATCTAAATCAGGCAAACAAGAGGTTGTTGATGTTAAGATTGAAGGCATTGAAAACCGTCTTGAAAAAATGGAAGATATTGTTCAAAAGATGTTGGAAAACCAACAACAGCAAGCGATCAATATCGCTCAAATCTGTCAAGCCACCAACGCTAACTGCGGCTCCTGAAATGCGTCCGATTCTTCTCGATTACGTCGAATCGTTGGGCCATACTGTTTTTGAGTCGGGCGAGTACAACCTGAACATTATTGGTATTCGTAGTCGTAACCACAAGGCCAATAGCTTTGATGACCGCATGTGTGTCGCGTTTCGCGATGAGCAAGGCTGGATCACTCGCACCTGGGAATGTACTACTGAGCCTGGAAAATATTGGCTTGAGAACCCCACTCGCGTCGAAGGGACTGCTATTCTTGTACCTGGGCAATACCGGTCTGTTTGGAAGATCGACAAGCACCAGGGAAAATATGACGCGCTCTGCCAGAGGAACGGTACGGTTAAAACTTACCGGGATAGCAATAAAGACGACGTTATTGATCTTGATGTACAGTCTATTACTGAAGGCTATTATGGAATCAACATCCACAAAGCGGGCTCAGCATCGACGCAAGTAGATAAGTGGTCTGCTGGATGTCAGGTATTCAGTCACAGTAAAGACTTTGAAGAATTTATGTCCATCTGCTACGCGGCCAGGGATAAGTGGGGCAATAGCTTCAGCTATACTCTGATCGACGAACCGGAGTTTTAATGGAAGCCCTGGTAGACACATTGCTATCAGGGGGTCACTTAGGCGTTTTCGCAGCGTTCTTGGTGTACCAGTTTATGGCCATGCAAAAACGACTGGACAACCTTGTTGAGGGCTTTCAGGAACAGCTTGACGAGATTCGTAAAGAGTATGAGGCTCGGTCTGAAAAAATGCGTGAACGGTATGATCGGGTCATTGAAGAATATCGTTCTACTGCAGACAATCAATCTAAAGACTTTTTGATCACACGCACAAAAGTCCACAACGACATTGTTGCAAAGCTTGATCGCTTGCTGGAAAAAAAATAACCCATCCAAGTCGTGACACTTGAATGGGTTGAGTTTCAATCCACAGGTTGTATCAGACTTAGACCACCTAAGCCTGAAAGTGAACATCACCAAAAAGGTGGATTCAATGATTAATAACGCTTAAAGGCAAAAATGTAAACTGACCCCCCCCACCCGGTAGGAATCGCCCATGCTCACGCCCCGAGATGGGACAGACGATGTGGGTGAGGGGGGCCAGGGGGCCGTTTAGACTTTCTTCGCTGGTGCAACGCCTTGGGTCGGCGCGATTGCGTCATTCAGCATGTCCAGAACCTTCATAAGGCCTTCTGGGGGCCCGTCGTCGCGGGCTACAACCTTCACGTCATACTTGGCGCTGTTGTCGCTCTTGCGGCTGTTCTCGCTGTGGTTGGCTACTGAGCCATGCACAGTCACTTCACAGCTAAACAGGCCAGCATTGTACTTGGCCTTGGCTGTAAGGTCAGCCTTGCTATCAGAAGTGGTCTTGCTTGAAGTGGAAGACTTTACTTCCATTGTGAATCGTACTTCAGCTTCTTTGACTGAAAGTGCAGGTGTATTGATAATGGCGAGCAGTGGAACCTGAAGATCCACCTTTTCCATCGTCGTGTTTCCGGCAGCGTCTTGAACGGGCTTGTTGAAACCAAAGTCAACGGTACGAGCCGACAAGTTGCCTTTGCCATCATCGTTCAGGCCCACATCTTTGATGAAGTCACTGGACGCCTTTGCGAGCAGGGTTTGTGCTGAACAGGCAGCTTTGAGTGGTCCACCAATGAGTTGATCCATTGGAAGGCCACCAAACTGTGATGACATTTGTACGAGGCCGGAATCTGCCATGATGCTCTCCTATGGAAGCAGTTTGATTAGTTGATCGTCGATTCTTGCATAACCTTCTGGTGGCTCACTGCCCCTGAAAGTCAGCTTGAGTTTAGCAGCATTGCTCTCTTTTTTGAACCATGACGTATTCGCACATGGGCGAACCATCAGTTTTCCTTTTTGTTTGCTGCTTTCGAGTCCAGATATCTCCACAGACATTTCAACTTCAAGCTTATCCACGCGCAGGCTCTGTCCAGTCGTGAGTGACTGTAAAGGTACAGGTACTTGTCGCTTGACGAGTTTTCCGTCTTCCCATGTTGGGATTTCCATGATGACCATACGAGGTGCATATATGTGTCTTCCGTCGTCATCTGTGACCGGATCTCCACTATCATCAACCTTTTGCTCCCAAAACTCCTGATTCATGATGGAGTCTAATTCGTGCCGCTCTGCGATATCCGTGGCGGCTATAACCGCTGACTGTATCGAATGGACAATGTCGTCTAAAGAATGTTCAGGCATTATTTCACCCACAGATCAACAAGCTTCACAGCATCCCACATTAGCTGCGTGTAGCTTTCGTAAGCATCGTCAATCGCTGTACCATCTTCGGTATGACCTTCAGCACAGCGATCCCTAAGCTGGTACGTGCCATCATCGTTCTCACGGCAGATCGCGTATGTCGTACCTCTCACACCTGTGGCTTCGGCTACGATTTCCCAATCGTTCGGTTTCACCTGCTGTTCCATAGTATCTCCTGTAAAGTTGAGGCATCTATTCAACCACCCACATGCCTCCCTGCTGGGCCACAGGAAGCCATGACACTTCCCATCATTATGGAATTGCGCGGCAGAGACAAAAGTAAAGTGGGAAGTGAAAAAAAAATTAACCAATGTCTACGGGTTCACCTGGAGCACTACACTTGGGGCAACTGATCTCACCAAACCAAAGGTGGCCGCACTCGATACAGCATCGACGAAATAGCTTAATTACCTTTCCCATTTTTCAAACCGTAGTTGTCTTTTGCCCAACCATCGCCCTTCAGGCTGAAGTTGGTCGCACAGATTGTTCGCTTCATTTCAGTGGACGTGCCACGATCTAAAGCACAAGCCCCACAATGGGGGCTTGGGTCTTTAAATGCTTGCAGGACTTCAACAGCGTTGTCGCACACCCCACAAACGAATCGATATAGCGGCATCGCTTTTAATCGCTAAACACTACGGGTTCAGGACTTGGGTCATTCGAGACTACTGAATCTTGTTTGGTTGGTTTTGATTCAGTTGTTTTGTCTGAAATCGCTTCTACCAATTGCTCAATAAGGCCCGTCAGTCGAGAGTCATCGCTTGGCCTGTTGGTAAGCGCTTCAATCAATTCGGGTGGAATTGGGCTGTTTTGAACGTTTACAGTCGTACTCACAGGGGCACCATTTGAATATTGAAGATCATCATTGTTGTCTGTGTCTACAAACTTCACCACCAAAAACAAACGCTCTACTCCAGACGAGTCGTGATCGATCTTGGTTTCGTATTGTAGAATTTTCCAATCACCGTTGGGCTGGCTGTTGTTAATGGTTTTTTCCATTCCAACAATGGTGGCGTTGATCATGTTGGCCCAGGTTGGCTCAGTGACGTTCCCTTGAAGGTTATGAAGCGGCCAAGAAGAATCACACAAACGGGTTCTGAATCCGTCACAATTTTTAGATTGGCTTTCTGCCAGTACCTGTTCTTCAAACACTGTATTAAGAATTCTCATAAATGAAGATGTTTGATTAATCTGCGGTATTGCATCTGAATCTTTTTGATCCTTCAGCCGTTCATTAAATGGATTTTTTTGCTTCTTTGATTCTTCAAAAAGGCTCATGTTTTTTCCTTTATTTTTTTGATCTATTTTTAGACTTACTTATTACTTTAAGATTTGATCTTTTGTTGTTTAATGGGTTTCCGTCTTCGTGATGAACGTCCTTGCCATCACCTTTTTTTATTTTTCCAACCATCTTCATAATACGATTTGCAGCATTGCGGCCCGCCCTTCGCTTTTTTTGCTTAGGTTTGCTGTGGTATTCCCTGTATTCGCGCTTGTAGTCACGGGCCATCTGTTGCTTAATCCTCCAATAACGATTCTTGTTTATCGGTTTGTTGGACCAACTCATCAAGTTGATCAGACAAAACATTCATCGTGTTCATTTCTGGAACGTCGTTCATTTCTACGACCTGAAGATCTTCGGTAGATGCATCTTGCATACCATCATGCTCATATGCACTAGTGGTCGCATCGTCCATCGAAACGATGCCGCGAGCAAACGCATACCGAAGTCCAGTCTTCAGCGCCATTTCAATCGGCCACTGACCCCACGGAGATTGGTTCTTGTTTCGCTTGTAGGCGTCTGAGTTTGCTCGACGCTTCTCAATGTCGGCCTTGCGGATTACGACAAAGTCTTTGCTGCCATCTTTGTAGTGTGCGACCACATACACCGCTATGAGCGTATCCCATGACTGGTCAGCAGAAAGGTCAGGTACGTGCTCAAGCTTTGGCTCTGTACCTTCGATGACGTGAAACTCATCACTTTCGAATACAGCCTTTGTGCGTAGGCGCACGCCGCTTCGAGCGGCCAGCTTGGCGAACCCTCGGTGCGACACTTGCCACTGAAGACTCTTGCCTCTTGGCAGCAAATAAACATCTGGTAGCGGACCACCGGGCATTAGTCCCGTCATCGCTGAAAGTGCCACAGCTTGTGCCACTGATACTGGGTCACAGCCGTACAGTCGGTCGTTGGTTTGTGCGGCCTGTCTAAAGGCAAGCGCCACACGGCCTGCGGCCTTGGCGCCTTCTTCCGTACCTGCCATTGCTTGGAGGAAGTCCGATGCTTTAGATTCGACAACGTTTCGAAACTGGTGTGCTGGGTGAAGTGCATTGCTCATTTTTGTTCTCCTGTGTATTGAAATCTGAATGTTCGTGTTGGTTCGCCAATCTTTAAGTAATTTTTAGCGAGGTTTGGGTGATCGGCTTCAAATGATGCGCGATCGAATCTGCTCCGTGGCTTGCTCTGTGACCACGTCGCTACACCACTAATACCATACGCGGTGCCTATTTCTTCTTTTATTCTGTTTTCAAGCATCCGTTTTTTCTCGTCCAACTCTGCGCATTGTGCTCGAATCTGCCTCAATTGTTCCGCGATTTCAAGATGCGACTCTGATGGCTCAATAAATGTTTTAGACTCCTGCTCAAACATTTTTGCCAGTGATTTGGAGCATGAGGTTGAGCCGTCCACTTCTGGTGGTTTACCCTGACGTATATGTCGATCATACCAATCCCTGACATAGTCCATCATTTTCGATTCAACCGATTTGTCTCGATGTATTACAAACGAACGGTACTCATCGTTCATCGTAGCAAAAGCGGCCAAGTCGCATCGGTCATCGTTGGTAACAGCCATTTGCCAAATGCACTGTGTAGCATAGTACGGCGGAACCCCGACTCCACCAGAAACGCCCCACCTGTGATCAAACTTTCGAGTAGATTTTATTTCAAGAAGCCAGCGTTTATCGTCTGTCGTAACGAAAAAATCAGGACGAGCGTGCATCCAAGACTCAGGACCGATGATTGGATCGGCCTCGTATTCTGGTCCTTTTTCGATTTGAACATTGTTGAGGTGTGCATAATGGGCGCCAATTGCAGGCTCCAGAATGTGACCCCTTTGCGTAGCCGCTGATGATGCGCTTTCGCTGAGTCCGTGTGCTCTTGCCCACACGTCCCAGGGGCTGCTCCAGGGCGAAAGCCCCAAAATTGCTCCAATGCTACTGCTTCCGATTGTTGGTAGATTTTCATTCATTGTTTGTCTTTCCTGTACTTTCCTTTATATTATCATGATGTGATGGTTTTAACATCACAGTAACCGGACATTTTTTGACTGGATATTTTATGGACATTCGTTCTTTCAGAGAAAGTCAGCCTGCCTACAACAGTCGGTTTGGGTTCTGCAAGTGGATGAACGAAGCGCTCAATGTGAAAGGCTTGAGCGTTTCTGTTGCCTACTTGCGTGACCTTGAATCGGGTAGATCAATACCCTCCTTGAGGCTTGCGATTGCGGTCGAAGACTTCACCAAAAACAAAGTCACCGTTCGCGATTGGGCTGGCCTATCAAAACGACGACCCTAAGCCTCCGCCGCAGTAGATGACTTTAAAACGAACATCATGCTTGCATACATTTGCGCCAACTCAAACTCGTTGTCGATGATCTCATTCAGGCGCTGTGGTGACTTCGCCTCACATACAAACTCATCGTCTTGATCGCGAATTTGATATCCATTGCTGGTTTCAATCATTGACCAACCCGTTGGTAGTTTTTTTAACACATCAATCATTTTAGGAACATCCAAGCTTGGTATAGAGTCTGTGTCGCTTTCGAGCCAGTCCACGCATTGGTCCACTATCATCAACGCAATCAATAACGATCGGATTCTTTTTCTGTGGGTGCGGTCGCATGACTCGACCGATTCTTTGCTGGATTCGACCCATAGCTTTCGTCGGAGTCGTGAGCACAACTGTGTCGAGTGATGGCAAATCAAGCCCTTCATCTGCGACCGTTGTGGCACAAACAACTTGAATTTCTCGATCATTCGCACGTTGTAATACCTGTGTTCGTTGTTTCTTTGTCATTCTGCCTACCAATGGTTCAGCTACGATGCCGTGAGATTGGAGCATATCAGCCATCAGGATGCAATGGTCAACTCGGTCTGAAAGAACCAAGATCTGCCTTCCTTCCCGACATGCGTCCAGTATTCTTTTGAGAATCTTTTCATTGCGTCCATCATCGGTAGTCATTTTTGTAATCAGCTTAGACCAGTCTACACGGTTTGGTGGACCTGTATAGTCAGTGAATAGCCATTCAATTTCAGGAGCGACTACATGACCGGAGATTGTAAGCTGTTCATTCGTGATCTCATACACGGGTGATCCGAAGTGCCACCAAAGTATGGAGGTCAATCCGTCTGGTCGCTCTGGTGTTGCTGTAAGCCCAAGCCTGTATCTGGCGGGCATACAAAACATAACTGAGCAGAAGGTGTGTGCTGGTACGTGGTGTGCCTCATCTACGATGCAGAGACCAAACTGTCGCCCGAATGTGTATCGTTCTGTGAATGACATTCGTTCGAGTGTTTGGAAGGTTGCGACAACAATGCGACCAGAGTCATCCTTCTTGCCTGCGCCGTACTGTGTAGCCTTTTCGTTTAGCATCGATTCGATGCGGTTCATCCACTGAACAGCAAGATCGTTGGTGTGAACCAACACCAGCGCCTTTGTGTCATACTCGGTCATTGCCGCAACACCGATTGCCGTTTTACCGGCACCGCATGGTGCAATCACAACACCCTCTCCGCCATTGGACCTCCAACAGTCCAGGGCCTTGAGTTGGTATTCTCTCAGAGAAAAACCTTTCGAAAGTTTCAAGGTCTGTGCGACAGGGTCGGTTCGCACATCAACAATTTTACCAAGATCCATTTGAGCAGCAGCCTTACGTGGAACCGCAAGACCACCGCCCCAAGGGTGATCATATGGAATACGGTGACAAGCATTGATGTGCTTGTCCGGAATCGGCACGTATCGTCCCTGCTTACGCATACCCATTGCCATTTGGTACTCAGGGTTTGCAATCTCAAATCTACTTAGAATCGCTTTTTCATTCTCATATCCAGGCGCGAGAAACACCCCGCCACCCAACGCTACTTTATTCATCATGCTTCCTTACTTTGTACTTTCAGTATTTCATTTTTTGCCCAAACATACTTTCGTTTTCCTCCGAGCATCATCCGTTTCTTTTCATAATTTAACTCACGCAATATCTCTGAGATTCTCATTTCATCCCGTCGATTCATGCGACCTCTCTCAATCTTCAACCCTTCTTCCATTACCATTGTCATTGTTACATAGCCCTGCTGAACCATCAGGAAGTTGCTGATTGGGTCCATCCAGGGGTCATCTTGCCTGTAAATCTTGCTTGAATCGTGACGCTTAATGTCCATTTCTTTATCCAAATACCAAGTTTCGCCTGCTTTAAAAGCAACGATTGCTTCTGCCCAAAGTTGATCTCGATTCTCTTGAACCCAATGAAGGTTCACCTCGTTGACCCTAATCGGCCAATACCGACGTGATCCGGTCATGTCATTAATAAACTGTGATTCATTTGTTGTTCCAGCGAACACAACGTGACGCTTAATCGTGATTGCATGGCGCCCATAGGCGGGGCGAAAGTTATCCTCTTGCGCGCTCAAGAATGCTTTTGTAGCGCTGTTCGCTGAACGACGAACAGAGTCCAACTCTGCAACCTCATAAATCCACGCTCGGGCAATCTGGCTGTAGGAGTTTGCGGAGCCGATATCCAGCGGTGTGTCTGCAAAGTATTCTTCTGTAGCAAGCTTTCTGAACAAGGTGCTCTTACCGGCGCCCTGATCTCCTGCCAGGATCAATACGCAGTCTGCCTTGCAGCCGGGTTTATATGCGCGCGCAATGGCTTGGATCAACCACTTTTCAGCCATCTTCCGGTTCAGGTCCGTGTCGTCGCAGTCTGTTGCCTCGATGACCCATGAGGCCAAGCGTGGGGTTCCATCCCAGTGAAGTGAATCCAACCACTCCAGTAGTGGGTTGCGTTTGTTTTCTTCGCCTATCAACTGAACGGTGGCACTAACGGCGGCATCAGAGTATTCCAGCCCGTATGCTCTCGACACCCAAAGGGCGATGCGCGTGTCGTCTGTATCCCTGTAGTCGCGCTCATCTATTTGAAGTGTGTTGGTAAAGCTGTTCAACCACACCCGGCCACGCCATCTACGGTCCCTTCGCAAGATGATGTATAGGTTGTTCTTGTTTTTACGAAACCTGCCGGATGGGTCTCCATTACGATCCATGTATTGATCCAGAAGATCGGTAATGCGGGCATCGGTTTCATTTTCGGGAAGTGGAGCCTCAGTAGGTTCTTGGTTTGGCTGATTGATGCAGTTTTCATTTTCAGCAATGCTCAGTAGATCACCGAGCCTTCTTTGTCCAGCGGCGAGGACTTCATCCAAATCAGCCATCATTTGACTCCAGCGGTACGCGATAAAGGGTGTGTTGGGGAAGCTGATCGCAGATGATTGATGCGTAATCATCACCAGAGTCATCTGAATCAGTAGCAATATAAATCTTGAGGTTCTTGGGAATGTTCATCTTACCAAGGGCTTTGTAGCTGCCAGAGGTTCCGGCAACAATAGCAAGCTTTAGGTCTTCTCTGTGTGCTTGCTCACATGCCCTCATAAAGTCGGTGATCCCCTCGCAGATCAAAAATCCCTGTATTGAATCGTTCAAGTGTTGGCGCATGATCTGTTGGGCATACGTGTTTGCCATCAATAAGCCGCCAGCCTCGTACCCTGTTGGCCACCGTGTTTTTGAACCTGAAGGTTGACGACCCTTCGCATACGATACGCTGCGGCAATGGATGCTGGCAAATGTACCATCGGGCTCAAAGCACGGTGCTGCTACCCGATAGATTCCTCCCCACTGGTGTGGAAACCACTCGGGATATTTATATTCATTCGGTAGCGGTAAAACGCGAACGCAAGATGTGCTGTCCAAAACCTTCGGTGAAAATCTTCTATTGATCATCCACTTACTTAGTTGCTCTGCAAAGCTTGCTGGCTGCTCAAGCGCTGCCTCTACTGTTGTTGTTTTGCTCCATAGGTCGATCAACTCTTGTTCTGGTGGTCGAACATACCCTTTGGTTGGGGGTGGTGTAACAACTGGTCTTTTGCTTGGGTCTGGTTGGACGTGTGCGGGAACGCCAGATGGAGTGCAGTAGCCTTGCTCTGCGAACCAGTCACGAACGACAGATCGCTGATTTTTGTCCAAGTTTCTTAATGGCTGTTGAAAAAAGTGTTGAGATACAAAATCTACAACGTCACCCTTGGCCCCACACTTGTAGCAGGTCCACGCCATTTCGCTGCGACCAAAGCCAACAGGACCACGCTTTTTATCGTTCGAGCCCCTCTCAAGCATTCCACACGACGGGCACGGGAAGATCGACTGACCGTTTCCTCGGCTATATTCAAGGTCTGCTGCAACTATAGTAATGCGTGCGTTCTTCGCGCTTTGTATCCACATGGTAACTCCTGACGGGGAGCCCGAAAGAGCACCACCGGCTACCCGGTGGGCTCAGTCAGGAGCCCCACTTTTGGGGGGATCAATCCCCAAAGGGCACTATTCTGTAGTCGGTCGTATGACTTTCTACAAACTGTTTTTAGGGGGCACGACCATGCCGTCGATTCGTTCTTGGTTCTGGCCCAAGATGCTGTAGTGCATTTTTAGGTCAGGTGTAATCGTCAACACAACCTTCATTCCAGTGAGCCGGTACACCCTGTGCATCCATGAAACAACGGTATCCAGTGTTGGCGCCTTTGCTTCACGGTTCAAGATGCTGCGTAGCCGAGAACGGCTTGTGCCGTAGATGTACGCCATCTTTGAGTGCTTACCTTTTTGGAGTCCGCCCATTGCTTGGGTCATCTGGAACACGAGTTGAAATGTGTCGATGCGTTCGTAATCTTCGATTTGGTCTGTTTTTTCCATAATAAAAAGTGGGGTCACCGCCCCGCTGAAACGGTGACCCCGGCGACTTACTTCGCCACTTCTTCCCCTTCCCCAAGGGTCAAAGTGTCTTGGTCAGCCACCAACATTGGCTCGCGAACCGCCTCGACCATTGCCACCTCGAAGGTGATGTTTCCATCACGGGTCTTCTTTGGCAGCTTGTCAAAGACCTCTCGGTCCAGCATGGCCAGGGCATCCCCAACTCCCATTTCATCAAGAAGCTCAGTCTTCTTGTCGGAGTTGGTTTCGAGTGCAAATGTGACCGCCTCAAGCAGCACCTTTGCAGTTTGCTCACGGGTGAACCCAGAGCGCTTGGCAAAGAGAGCCAGGGCTACTTTCCACGGGATGGTGGAGGTAGCTTTGACTGGCTTAGACTCTTGGCCCCGCTTGAGTTTACCAGCGACTTTCACGACGAGGTTCACGTCGATTTCAGAGTTATTGTTGATGTCTCGTTTTGCAATCGAGACTGCTTTCGTGTTGAACGCCTTTGTAAGGGCGATTATTTCTTGTGATGTGAATCCCACAGCACTCTCCTGTTTGTTGATGGTTAGGTCCCTGTAGTAGGGAACCAGCGCATTTTTCGTTCTCCTTTGTACGTCACACGTACTTTTTGAAGCCCTTGCTCTTTTAGGGCTTTTGATACTTTCATTTCGGTGAGTCGTTTTTGCTCTTGCCAGCCATCAGGATCAACGTACTCGGCAACCACATCGGTGGTGATATCGTACCTTCGAATAGATGGTGGGTTGAGTTTTAGAAACTCTGTCACTTTGCCGCGAAAGTCGTCGGCCAAGCTTGTGCCGTAGATTACGTCGGGCTCGATGAGTTTAGACGCTGCCATGATGCCAGATCTTAGTTCTTCCTTCGAGCACACCACCTTCCACTTGCGAGCCAAATAGACCGATACTTGTGAGAAGTCAGGCTCAGTCATTTTTCTGCCTTTGTAGTACAGGACCCCGTCACGAGTGCAGCGAAAGTTTTCGCTCAATTCTTCGTCACCCTTGACTGCCAAGTAAACCTTGTACGACCCTTCTGCTTCTTCAATGCTTGACATTGACTTCCTCCAGTCGAATTGTGTACCAATGATTGTTAAGTTTGCCGACAGAATCGTTAAAGATCATGGCCCAAAAAAAATGGTTTGCATCCTTAATGAGCGAAAGCATTTCAGCATATTCGCCCATTACTCCCCCTTTGACTTTGCCAGGTCCGCAAGACTGCCCCAATCAATCTTTGAGCCCCTGTGCTTACGCTTAAACTTCTTCAGTGGCACGCCTTTCTTTCTTGCGTATGATGCCTTGCCACCGATAAAGCTTCGCTCCTGTGTCGTATCCTCAAAGCCAAGCTGCTCTAATACATCTTCGTATGACTCCGATTCTTGCCATGCCGATATGAAGGATGGCCATGACCATTCTCTTTTCTGGTTTGCTTTACGCTTTCTAAGTTTAGTTACATTGTTAGCCATTACATTCTCCTGTATGGTTTGAGTATATTACTTGGTTCACCTAAGTATGTCAAGTATGATCTTCACTCACCTCCTTGTTTATCTTTCGTCCTCACCGGAACCGTGCCACATCGCGTGGAACACGCGCGCTGATTCCTCGGCTGTGTAGTCTGCGCCTGCCATGCTTTCCCAAGTCAACGGGTCGTCGTGTATCTCAAAACCTCTGCTGTTTCTGCGAAACCTGCCTGGATCTTCAAAATGCCACACCGTTTCGCACGCCTCCATTTCAGCGCGTCGATGCAATCGCTTTCGGCTAATCGTCACTGATGGCACGTCAAGAGCCTTGCTGCCATTGGCGTGCCTTGAAAACTGTTTCAGTGCCTTGCCGAGATCCGGATTGTACTTTGGCTTCACTGTCGGAACAAACAACAGATTCCACGCGTCAATGTCACTGTCACCGTCACCGTCAAGCCAGCGTTCTCTTGGCTCCCGGCAATCCTTTATCGGTGATACACCCGCGCACCCTGCAGAACGCTGTATCGCAATCAGTAGATCAATCTTGTATGGCATCACTCACCTCCTTTAAGAATATCAAATGAAGTATTAGAACCCGGCTCCCAGCCGGTTTGGTACTGTTTGGCCTTCACGTTCTCTTTCAAGTTGCAGACGATGCTTTGACCGTATGTATCTGCTCCAGTCACGTGGTGTACCACTTCACCAATAAGACAGCCTGTTTTGGCAGCCGCCTTATGGTACTTGCTGGGTTGTCAACTCTACTCCGAAAACCACTCATCCGTTGGGCAGTATCGCATTGCCAAAACACAACTTTCGCTGTCCACGACTTACACCACTCCCAATGGTCACGTCTCCCTACCCGCCTTCGATAGACGGTTTCAGGTGCGGCGGGTAACTCCGCTCCGTGCTGGTCCCAATACTTCATTTTATACTCTCACCCACCCGCATGAACATCGGTACTTTACTTCATTTCTGTGACTCATCACTCACCTCCAGTCCACGCATTCGTTCCCAGAGTCCTCGTATGCATTACCATCGCAGTAGCCGTCAGCAAGCGCTTGACGCAGGCGAACCAACTCATCGATGGTTTCTTCGATTTGCTTTTCGTATTGCTGCCACCCATACTTTTTTCCTCTGAGAATCCTGTGGCCACCCTTCTGGTTCTCCACCTCGTCCCCTGGGTCTATGATGACAACAACCCTGCCTCCTTCGTCTCCGATGTTTTGACGATGCCTGACGTAAGTGACTCCGTTCCGATAGCACTCATCAAGGTGCTTGATTTTGTTCTGCACCATTCCCAGAACCCAGCGAGCCATTGATATGTGGCCGTTGATGCTCATCTTGTTCTTGCTGTTGGGGGGGTGGAGATCCTTTCTCGATGAGTCAATCATGGTCAAGTAGAACCAAGACATGGAGTGCTTGCACTCAACCAAGCCCGTTGTCCTCGATGCATCCTTGTCGGACCACCTTCTCTTGTCCCAGTGGGTCGTCTTTAGAATCTTGTTGTTAGTCTCATCACAGACTAGCTGGATTACCGCAGGCCGCTTAAAGACCGTTGTGAACCGGTTATCCAGTGTGATGTACTCGGCTGTATCTACGAACTCTCCGCGAAGGTTTGGTTGTCTATCCATCACTCACCATCCTTTCTTGTCAATCGTCTTACCGCGATACGTCAATCGGAATGAGTACAGCCCCCTTGCGTTTCTTATCGCTTCGGCTCCACTTTCAAAATCATCGTACTTCGCAACAGTACGCCACTTGCTGTAAGTGTGTTGCTTGCCGCCCATTGGGCGCCTTACCATTCCGGTGTAGTCTCTCCTTTGCAATAGATACTTCGCAGCCATCACTCACCTCTCCTTGCTGTTGGGTGCTTCACTTCATGCCATTGAGCAAGCTGCTTGATAAACTGAATACCAATATCGAATCGTTCAAGTTGCAGTTTATTTGCCCAGCCGATCCAACTTGTTTCAGGTGAATCAGCGCGATCCTCAAAGATCAACTCAAAGGCAACCAAGAGCCACCAAAGACCATTGGCACGCCTTCTTGTTAGTCTTGGCTTGTGGGTCTTTGCTCGCGAGTACATTACCGATTCATTTATGAATGGATAGGTAAAGCGCGTAGACGTGCTTTGTGGTACTCCGCAACCTTGAATGTATTCAAAGTCTGATTCGCATACTGTGGTTGCGATTCTGTATTCAGCGTGAATGTGGTTGCGAACGTAGAACCAGTCCATCAGATTTGAAAGATACTTCATTCCTTGCCTCATGTCGTCTTTGATTGAAGCATCAACTTCGTACAGCGGGTCAAGATAATAAGTCGCCCCGCACTCTCTCTCCCACAACCATTTGAGCCAAAACAAAGAATCAATCGATCGAATGGTCAACTCAGGTTTGCCAAAGCAGTATCGGACGGATTTGTTTGCATCTATGTGCAGCTTCCATCGTTTATGTCGATCAATCAAAGACTCTTTCTTCAGTGCCTTATTCATCACTCACCTCCCTCATCAGTGGCGGCTGCGTTTTCTTTCAGCCAAGCAGACAGCCAAGCAGACCTGTCTTTCATCTGCTGCTTGTGAATCTCGCGAGGCTCCTGGAAGTCTCTTTTGATTACTGCGATCACATGCTCGATTGTTTGCTCTCCAATGAACGCCTTTCGCTTGTCGCAGTCGGTTTCTTCCATGCGGTCAAGTCCGTAGGCAAGAAGCTGTTCAATGGCTCCAACGTCAACCAATGTTTTGATTGGGTTTGGGAAGCAGTTTGTAAGTGTGTTGAGTGTATCTTTGCTCATTTTTGTTCTCCTGTGTTCGTCAAGTATGCCATAAAAAACTAAATGTCACGGTCAAATTCTGTCCGCAACTGCTCTTGATAAAGGTCGAGCAACGTGTCAACCTCCCAATCTTCTAACTCCACAGGAACACGAGCGCCCCTGTCTTGTCGGTGTGCTGACAGAACCTCAATGTGGGGGCCGAGCCCCACGCTGGGCTCCGCAGGAAGGAACCGACCAAACACCTCGATGATGTGTTCAATGACAACCTCACCTGTGTCTTCGTCTTCAACCTCTCGAACCAACTCAACTGAAATGTTGCGCGGGCTCACCGGTAATCTAAACTGCTCTGCTTTGTTCATCTTCTGCTCCAGTGTGTTGAGGTAGGGTAGGTATGACTTTACCGGCAAGTAAAGCCATAGTCAACCGCTACTTGAGAATAAAGTCACCAATGGCTTTGGCGGCAATCGAATCTACGGCGAAGTCAGATGCGCGCGCTTGCTGCAACCCATCTTTCTTCGTCGCGACTACGATTGTGTTCCCGCCTCTGCCGTTGCCCATGTAAACGAATGGGCCTGTACCCCACCCCTTCACTGTAGACTTCAGTGGTGTCCCAACTGGTGTCTCTTTGTTTGGTGTCATGCTTGACTGTCCTCTGCCTCTGCCCTTTCGAGAACCTCGTTGATTGCTTCAAGCTGCTGCTGGAACGCAAGACGAGATTCTTCAGGAAACGATTGAACGTTCTCTGCGTTGCCGATCGCAACCGTGGGCCGTGGTTTAGACCACTGCTGTAAGAGTTTCCGCATGTTCTTTAGTTCTTTGATTTCTTGCTCAGTCATTTTTGCTCTCCTGTGTTTGCTCTGCGAACCACGCTATCGTTCAGGCGAATCCATTCACTTTGTTGTGGTTCATCCATTGGGGGGATTGTCTCTGGCACCGGCTTTACCCACTCTGTAAACGGGTGACGGTGCTGAAGTTTGGAAGGGTCGTGCGGGCCAAGGGCCAAGTCGAAACTTGGGAAGGCTGCTCTGTTTGGTAAGCGAGTCATACATTCTCCTGTGTTGTAGGCTCAGTGGACAGAACCGGCGCTTGGCTCTGCGTGGACATGGGTTTCAATAAAAGGTCTACTTGGGTGAGTAATCCAGGCCCCTCACCCTTACCGGCACTATGACTTAGACCATGATGCACCTCCTATAGATGTTGCGTGGCGTCCCACGCTTCACCCTGTTGATTGTTGTTTAGTGTTCGGTTTAGGCAAAGTGGTTGTAGTGTTGCCATACGTCGTTGAAGCTGTGTGGTAGTGCGCGACGAATAATGTCTTCAGCTTTCCACATCGCTGGTTCGTCGTTGTAGTCCCAGTGCCATTCCCAATCGTAATCAAAGTCGGTGTGAGTTTTGTTGATATGGTTGTACAGGAATGCATCGAGTTGATTGAGCCATTCTTCGAAGGATAGGCCCGTGCTTTTGGTCGGTTGAGTTTTGTACTCTATGAAGGCGCTGTATGATGATGCCATAATGATCTCTGTGTTGGTGAAGCGGTAGTGCTTCATTAAGGAATACGGAGTCAGGTGGATAGGCCCGACATGGGGATCACTCACCTCCCTTGGCTTTGGCGATGGCTTCATTGGCACGAATCCAAATCGGCAAGTGCAGACAGTCATTCTTGACTTGAAAACGCATGATGTCTTCCAGCACCTCCAGCAAGTCAGGTGCCGCCTTGTACAAGCGGTAGCCATCGTCACCCAAGGCGAACCGTTGCTGACGTTCGGTGCGTTCATCCAGTTGCTTCGCGTATCGTTCGAGTATTCCGTTCATCACTCACCTCCAGTGCGTTCTTGTTGCGGCCACCATGATGGTGACTCAGAT